AAGTATCACCACTTAGTATATTATTAGCAGATGTAACAAACTCTTCAATAGTGGTTGCTTCAATAGCATCTAATTCACCACGCTTATTTTGCTGCTCTGCCATGAATATCAATGATTTCATGATTTCTGCATCTCTACTGATTTCTCTACCACTTGGTAAAGTTGCATCAGCAAAAGCATAACGTTGGAAAGATACTCTACCCACTTGACCTGCATAACGTGGTCCATTAGGATTATTAACATCATGTAAAAAACCATCAAAGTCTCCTTTAATTGCTTCTGATTCTACATTGATTTGTAAATCATACGCACTACTATCATAAGGAGGTGTGTGTAATTTAATTGAATTAATTTTTAGTAATTGATTACCTGCATCAATAACTGGTTTAGTTTTTCCGCTTCCGGCTGACATGTCTTTTGTACTTAACATTTTTGTTGATTTTAAAATTTAACTTTGATTATTATTCATTCTCGTATGCATTGATAGCATCTCTGACATATTGTAGATCATTGGGAATATATTCACTACTAAACATGTCCATTGGTGATTTACAGGTATTTTCTCCATTGTTTTGTGTTTCAAAACCATAGTGCAAACTACCATCATCTTCTTTACGGACTTTGCCAAACAATACTATAGAAAATAAACCTTCTAAAGTAAGGGCATTGTCAATCATTTTCCCAACAGTTTTTGCTTTAATCTTACGATGTCCATTAATATCTGTTGATTCTTCTGAATGTGTTAGGAAGAAAGTATACAGATCTTCTCTCAAGTCTTTGGGAAGTTTTGCAACTTGAGCAAGGTTAGCAGCAATCTGAGTAAATTTATCATAGCCTTTTTCATTAGCTTTGTCAAAATACTCAAAGCTTGACATGTATTGCCAGTCATCAATAACTAAGTTTTTGATGTGAGGCATTTTATCACTTACATGCTGCATTGCTTTATAAACTCCTGGGCCACTTGATACACTTATCATGTTACCTGATGGATTTGATTTATCCAAAGGAGTATATTTGCTTTTCCACCCTTTAAAAGGTAAGGGTTTATTAGCAATATTAATTATAACTGTTTCTTTAGGATCTAAATTCCTAATTGAGGTTGATTTACCTGAGCCTGACTCAGCAATTACTAAAACACTTTGCGCCATACTATTTATTTAGTTTGTTTTCAATTTTATTTAATATATCTGCTATCTTATTTAGTGCTTGCACAATACTTTGTGATTGAACATTATCATCCGGATTTGGTAGATCTGCTATTTTATCAACAGAATCAAAAATAGTGTTTTTTCCATTACTTTGCACTACGTCACTTACTATTTTTAGTTCAGAAACTGGTATTAAGTGTCTTTGAAATCCACTATTGCTTTCTACTAATTCATACTCTTCTTTCCAATGCGGGTTGTATGCATGCAGATAAAGAGTCCTTTTAGGATCTTCTGCTATATAGTCTATACTTACAAATTCTGTATAGATATCTTTGTTTCTTTCTAGTTCACTTGGAAAGAAACTAACATGTAGTTCATCTTTACCAGGAGGTCTATAAGCCATCTTAGGAATATAAGATGCATTTATAGTACCCTCTGTTTGAAAATAGTCTTCATGTTGTTCTCTTAATTCTTGTACTAACTTTTTTCTTTGTTCTGGAGTCATTTTAAATTTATTAACTGAATATTCTTTTGTTGTTATCATCTTCTTTCTTCTTGTGAAGGAGTTGCCATTTCTGCTATTTCCATTTTTTCAAACATAGCTTTAAAGAAACTCATTCTAGTGTCTCCGTTTCGTGCTTTAAGAAAGTGTAATACTAAAGTCCTATCATCTTCAATCAAATACCTATCAGGTCCATATAATCTTATCTTCTGCTTTGCTGGCCTGTTTATACCTATTAGGGTATCTGCATGTTGCAACATTGCATCTGATCCAAATATATCTGATTCAAGAATGTAATTACCGTATTTACCTTGTTGTGCACGATCTGGGTTATCAATATTTCTATTTAGTTGAGATAAAGCAATAAACATACACGGGTACTCACGTTTTGTTTGTGTAAAAAATTCACCTAACTCAAATAGCATATCTAAACTGCTATTTTGATATGGTGCTCTTTTAACTAACATAGTATGATCCAATGTTATTATTGTCTTTTTCCCTTTATGTTTATTCATGTACTGATCAATTTGCTCACGCATTTGATTTACAGTCATTGGCCTAGACACAATATCTACAGGATACTTAACTCTTTCTTTTGCATATTGATGACATGCATTAAGAACATCTGTAGTTAATGTACTACCAGCACTACATAACTCTTTGTATGTCTTACCAGTTATAGAACTAAACTCACGAAGAGCTGAGGTTCTACCCACCATCTCAAACTGAAACTCTAACACTCTAAAATCATCATCTGGATTTAAAGTAAAAGACTCTCTTATAATTTGATCTTTAATAAGTGTTTTACCTGAACCAGGTCTCCCGCCAATAACTGTTAATGTATTCCACTCTAAACCATCAGTAGTAGCATCATTGAACTTAGGCCATGGTGTGTATATAGATTTCTCTTCACCATTAGCACGTTTGTACATATACTTTAGGGCATCATTGAAGGCAGCGTACTGCCCAACCCATCCTTCTGTTGGTTTGCTCATTTCTCTATTATGTGTATAATACTTTCTACATTATCAATACTTGCTTCACATGATTCTTTGTCAGGGACCCATGTTTCATCTCTTAGCATCTGAAAATCTTCTAGTATTTGGTTTAATTTATATAGTACTTCATTGATTTCTTCTGGTGTCATACAACTTTCTCTTTAAATGTGTGAATTTCTGTTTCTACACCATCAACTATCATATCACAATAATCAGCTAGTGCACTAGTTTTAACTTTATGTTTGTCTTGTTTAGCTACAAAATATTGACTAGTAGACATATACATATAATTATTACTCCTGTACTCATTAACATACATCTTAGTTGCTTTAATAACAGCTTGCCAGTCATGATCATAAGTTTCAAAGAACCATCTAAATGATTCTCCAAGTGCTTTAACATTTTGTCTAGCGGGTTTACCGTGTGGTAATTTACCTGCTGGAAATATTGTTCTGTATTGTTCAATCATACTGCTATAGTCTTTACCCATAAGTTGGATGTTAGTCTTTTTCTTAGCTTTAATGAAATAGTTATCCAGTTTTATTATAAGCTTCTTAGCTTCTGGTGTAAGTTTATATATAGAGTCCTCTTTTATAAGGAATCCTTGTTTAATTAGATTAGGTATCTCCTTATCAGAGCTCAATGAAGGAACTGATGTCTTTTCCTTCATGCTGTAAAGCATTAGCATCTGATTTGGTGTTATCTTCTCCACTATTATTTTCTGAAAGAGTTCCCACATAGGTTATTATTTTTTGGTTTGCTGTTGTTAAACATAATTCAAATTCATGATATCCAACATATAAGTAGTCTTCACAAACTTTTATAGAATGAATAGCAGTAGCATGATTTCTTTTAATAAACACAGCTGTCTCACTTTTTCTATATCCATACTTAGTTATTGCTAAATAAAAATAAATTTGTCTCATCATAGTAACTGGTCTAAAACGTGTTCTCACAGATAGACTGTCTATGTATTTGTACTCAGGGTAAATTTCATGTAATGTTTGAAGACAAAAGCCTTCAATAGCATTTAAACTCAATCTACTTTTATCTTGTTGAAAAAATAAATGCACATCTATACCATACTTGTCAAAGAATCTTCTTTTGAATCTAGTGACATCTTTTAGTATGTTAACTGTTTGTTTATTAGTCATTTGTATATTTTTCTGGGGTATCAAAGTTAATAAAATTTTACCAATTAATCAAGGTTTTACCTCTCTGTTTTAACATCTCATTGATGTTTAAGAATAAGTTTTTATCATCCCAAACTCCACCTTTATAAGCTGCTGCTGCAGGGTGAACTACCTGTATGATATCATGATTTGGTAAAAGCTTCTGCCATTCCTGAGCTTTCTTACCTAATAAAACTATTATAAGTCTATCAGGATATGAGTTCAATGAATTTAGAAGACCAGTGGTAAAGGTGTGCCATAATGAATAATGGCTACCTATTTTATTTATTTCTACAGTCAATGCAGTATTTAGCATTAAAATGCCTTGATTAGCCCATCTTGTTAAGTCAGGGTTTCTATCAAAATTAGGATACTGTTTCTCTATAGAATTAAATATGTGTCTTAATGATGGTTGTTCTTTCATTGTATTACTACAACTAAATGATATACCATCAGCAACTCCAAGTTGCGGATAAGGGTCTTGTCCTATAAATACAACTTTTGTATTTTCATAAGAACATTCTATAAAAGATTTAAACCAATCTTTCAT